TCGCTTAGGTCCAGAGAGTCGCCAGTGGCAAGACCATGTACCCCTATCCCGGTCACTTTTCTAATTTTTATTTTATGTTTAATGGACATAATGATTTATAATCTTTTTTAACTTATCTTTCTTCGTAATGGAATACGGAAAAAGCTCTTTTGCAACTTTAAACGCATCCCTATGGCTACATCTCCAACGATACTGCCCGTAATTCTGGTGCGAGTATGGTTTTCTATAGTCCAACGCTCCAAACTTAAACGTCTGGTTAATAAAATTTATCGTAGGTTCATCTATCATATTTATCTCAATTCGTATGTTCCAGTACTTGTAGGCACGGGGCTTTCCTTTTCTATGTTCGGTGCGTTGCTTGTAAGTAATGCAACCTTCACCATCAAATAGACCAGCAAGATATGCCATAATTTCATTGTGGGACGCCATACAACCTTGCATACTCCTTAACTAATTTATACCACTCTTTCTTGTACTTCTCGTCTTTTGTCTTGTTATACTCGTTCGCTGCATTGTTTATTTTATCTATTAGTTTCATAAACTTCATTGTGTGATGCCATACGTTATCCTAAACATTCCTTTCACTGGATCCCAGTACCACTTATCAATCTTTTTTTCGAGTTGACTGCAACTCATCAGGAATAACAGGAGTATAATCCCTAGCCCAAATCGTTTCATCTATTTCTCCTTCTGACCAACAGTTTAAGCACTGTACGATCGTATTCATTTCTGTTTTTAAATGGCCATTGCCTTTGCATTCTGGACATATTCTTCTACCTTTCGACATACGTGTGACTATATTTTGGTAACCACTTGTAGTCTGGTTGTTTTGGTAATACCGCTTTTCTTTTTGGTTTTGGTACAAAAGTAACAACATTTTTAATTTTGTTATGTTTTTGTAATATAACCGCTTCTCTTTCAATAACCTTATTTAACATTTTTTTTCTTACGTAGTTTGGATCTCTGCCTGCTAATCCACAAACGTAATTAAAATTACTACCGTGTTTAATCCAACTTAAAGCATCTAACGCTGATCTTTCATCTGCTGAGTAGAATGCATCATCAAATGCTTTAGCCAGAACTGCAATCCAGAGCTTTTGCTCTGGTTCTTTGTTTCTATCAACTAAATGTATAACGTCGTTATTTAATAGCGGCGCTCGATACTTTCCCATTTAGCTTCCTCACTTTCTCGTTTGCTAACTTCTCTATCGTTTTAGAGATGGACAAAGTGACATCGGGGTCAATAACTTTGGACAATAACTCTAATTTCTTGTATGTAGAATGTGATAGTGAAGCATTTCTATATTTTGTTGTGTCTGTCATATTTCTTCCTTTCACACAATATAGGATAATCATATAGGATTGTCAATGAAATTTATTTTAATTATGAAAATTTGTTCTGCCCTGTCCGGCAACTGTTTACCAGAGCACAACGGTGGCGTGCATGACTCTTGGTATGACTGTGCGGCTGCAGGATCATTGAACACTCTTAATGCTATGGCTGAATTGGGTAGAGAAGATGTTAATAACAGAAAGCTTTTCGTTACCTTTAAATGTCAGGTTGTTTCAGGCGCTTGACAATGTGTCTAAAATGTGTCAGAAGTAAGGTATCTTTTCTCACCTTAAAACCTATTTCTCATTTCCCTCGTAGAAATAGGTTCGTTTATTGTGGTTCGTCACCCCCACAAATATAACCAATAACTTTTTTACCTTTATAAGTATGATAGTAATGATTTGACATAAAGGTTTTCTTTTTCTTCTCATGAACAGTAACGTTGGTGTGGAACCAACTAGAGCAAGATGTGTGTATTTCAAATGTATTTAGTTTGATGTCACCACCAAAAGTTAAATACATCAATGTGATCATTATAGGTTTCATATGTACATTAGAATGATTCCAAACAAGATAATTAAAAATAAGATAATATCAACCCAGAAAAGAAAGATGATAACTTTCCAGAACATTACCGCCCCTGGCCACGATACTTTTTACGATGAGGTTTACGTTTAGAAAATTTTTTCGCATGTTTACCTGGACGTTTTTTTGGTGTACGTTTGGTGTATGTGTTTACTCCGAAGAGGGGTTTTCTTTTAGCCATTCTCTATCATTACTATTCAATTTTAAATATTTTATAGATCCATTTACGTATTGTCTTGTTTCTTCTCCACAGTTTGTACACTTATAAAAATCAGATACAACTGCTACCAAAAGAGTATCTTCCTCACAATGTGGACAACTCCCATGAACAGTATCTATGTACCCTATCTTAATCATTACTCTACTACTTGTCCGTCTTTCCATTTCATTTCAGGAAGTCCGTTGTCATATTTTTTACCATCAAAAGTCAGCACTTGTTTTCTATTTGCACCCTTTTCATTGTAGGACACGTGCACCCAGCCGGCTTGGCCGTCGTCTGGTTTGTAGTATTCGAGGATCAATTGATCAAAATCACAGTTAGCTTCTATCCAATAAGCTAATTTAATATTAGGAACAGACATAATTTCTAGGTCAACCGCTTGGCCTTTTGCATGTTGTGACGTTTTTTTCGATCCTATGGCTTCGCAAAGCGCTTCGGATCGATAGCCTGATGTAATTGTAACTGGTTTATCAAATTTAGCACGAAGTGGCTCTAATATATTATAACAAACTTCAGTAAGATTATGTATCTCACCTGACCCCGGTGTATTGTCTATACCTTTACGAGCAGCCGTCATAGACTTAGTCATCTCTTCTAATGTAAAATGTTTACTTAGTCTCATTAGTTTATTATACTTAAAATCTTCTTGCGATCCATGTATATTTCTGTTTTAGCCTTTACTTTTTTGCAAGTAAACACTACTCTTTCTGGGTTTACCTCATTCTGAGCCAGGCGTTTAGATTTCAAACAATCAGATAACGAATTTTTATATGTGTGCTCTATCATAGAACCGTTTAACGTCAAAAGAAGTGCAAATACAGTTTCTATCATAATACCTTACCTTTGTTTGGCCCGTGTTTAATTCTGTACTTATGTGTACCTGTGCCATTGATCTCTACTTCTTTTTTAAGATCTTTTACATAGCTCATTTGCTTTGCTTGTTTCTCCATATCAGAGATATAATTTAAAATTTTTCTAGTGTTTCGATCCATTTCCGTTCCTAATTATTTTTTCTACATCTTCAGTTAATTTCTCAGTTCTCTTTTTTAAAAATTCTATGTTAACAGCATTGTTTCTCATACTCTTAATTTCTGCTTCTACATCTTCTAATAAACCACTAACGTGTTCTACAATCATAAAAAGCTCTGCTTCTCCGGCTGATTGACCTAACTCACCTCTTGGATATTTAATTCTAAACTCTGTGTTTTGTTCTAAATCTTTTTGCATTAATTCT